ATACTTCTGGCGGCTGTCTGCCATGAACATTTTACCGTCCACGAGCAGTATCAGGTAGCCGTTCCATTCCTCCAGAACCGCGTCGCTGAGGTCGATGTTGACCAGCTTCGCGTCGATTAGGCTTGAACGATGCTCCACAGCTCGCTCGTATCTTACCGAGAGCTGACCGACAGCTTCTACGCCCAGACGGGAGACGAAGATGGGGTCGTCAAGGAAGTTGATGCAAGCTCCGAGGCATCCGATGCCGCTGAGTCCCTGTGTAGAGGGATAGACCTTCGGCTGAAGGTTCTCGCCCGTCTCTACTGCGGCGTGGAAGTATGTAGAACCGTCCTGCTGTGCGTCGCTCTTCAATACCATGAGGGTATCAGCTACGGGTATCATGCCCGTTATGGGAGAGATGCCGACACCGTCCTGCATATAGTTCAGAACGCCGAAAAAGGTGGGGTCTACATAGCCCGTTATGTTGCGTCCGCAATAGAACACATGGTTCGGGTAGTTCGGGTTGCCAGACATGAAGATTCGGTTGTCGAAGACGGTAGCAATAGTGCAGTCGGTCACCAGCGTTCCGATAGCCGCGCACTCGTCGGTCACACCAGAGACGCTCGTAAAGGTCTTTTTGGCGGTGATTTCGATGCCAGCGTAGAACTCAGGGAAAGCGCCGCCTTCGACCTCTTCAGGTCTTACGGGGGCTTCCGAGAAGGTGATTTTTCCGTTCTGCAGGTCGACCTCGTAGTTGTCCACGACTTCGCCGTAGACCTTGACCTCCGAGACCTCCTCCAGCGCGTTTTCGTTCATGTAGAACTCTGTGGTCGTGCCGTCCGCGATGAAGGTATGCTTGAACTTCGGCTGTAAGATGTTCCTCTGCTCGTACTCTGTTCCGATGTCGGCATTTTCTCCGCTCGGTATGATGTTGATGTAGGTCGTCGGGATATACGCGGAATCGCACACCGACTTCACAGTATTTCCGTCATACACAAGGTAGTTCTTGCCGTCTATCAGGTACAAGCGGTTGTTAAAAATAAAAGACGCACTTCGACGGGCGTTCATGCCCACGAACAAGGCGTCTTCTTTGCTGATTACGCCCTCTACAAACGACAGGTACAGGTTGTCACCTGCTACAAGGTCGCTCCTCGACACACTCAGCTCGTGTGTGCTTGGGTTGAAATAGTCCATGTTGAGAAGAACGCTCTCGCCGTCAGGCTTGGTGATGTCTCTCACTCCTGCCACATTGTCGCCCAAGATGAGCTTAAAGGTGCGTGTGCCGTTAATTACGGAGGTCTCCGCAGGAAGCGTGATGGTCTCCTTCATAACGACATTGATGCTGTTGGGATAATTGTGCCAAAGGTACAGCTTCTCGCCTGCATGGACGAGTACTTTGGTCAATATAGCGCCTCCCTCTCCTCTGTGCTGGAATCTGTGGATGCCATGCACAACGGGAGCTTCGGGAAGCTCAAGCCTGCGTCTGAAGCCTGCTATGGTCTCCAGAGCCTGACCCTGACCAGACTGGTAGTCCTTAAACATATTCACGGCGTAAGCGAGGCGCTGTTTGTGAACCTGTGTGTGGTCACTTGAGAAGTCAACGCCTCGGAAGTCGCCGTAGTATGCGTTATACACATCTCTGCTGGTGAGCAGATTCTTTCTTGTCGTAGCCATAGTCAATTACCATCCATTCGTGTTTCTGATGGTAACAGGCGTAGCGTTTCTGATTCTGCGCTCTATATCCATCGCGCGCTCTCGGTAAAGCGAGAGGTAGTATTCAGCCATTGTAGGCTCATCCTCGACCCAGACATACGAAGCTATCAGAATCGGCAAGAGGGAGCAAAGCTCCTCGTCCAAGTCGATTTCAGCCTCGTCTTCAGATGCCAAGCCCGTGTTTTCTATCTCCTGCGGCTTGCGCTTGTAGAGAACCTTGAAACAGCCCTCAACGGAGTACGGGAGCAGGATAACCTTGCCGCCCTCGACATCGTAGTTCTGGTTGAGTCTCTCGTACTCTGCGTCCTCCGAGATGGGAGGAGAGTTGAGAGAGAGGAAGTCAGGCACGAGTGCGCTTATGTCATAGCGCGTATACGGCTCGTAGGCAGGAATGTCTGCCTCAGAATTGCTGTAAATGTGCCTGTAGATAGCGACATTTCGGACGGAGTACAGGAACTCTCCGACAAAGCGGAGTCTGACCAGCCCCGTCGTGAATGAGCCGTCTTTCTTGATAAAGCCCTTGTATGGAATGAATCTGCGAGCAGAAGCAAGCTCCTGCGACCCGATGATTACCCACGCGCCGCTCGCGGAGTCCTGCCTCTCGATGTAGAGCGTTCCGTTTCCGTCCGCTTCGAGATAGTACGCTTTCGCGTCAGTCGCCTCAAAGCAAAGGTCTTCAGACCTCTCTATCGGGGAAAAAGTAGATTCCTTGACCAGATTCGCCATCGGCTTATGGTTGATAACATAAGCACTTATTGCAGGTCGTATGGAGTTGACCTGCAATAAGGCTCTGTTTGCCGCGTAGTAGAATCTGTTGTCGTCTTCCAGAGAGTCTTCAAAACCGAGCTGAGCGACCTGTTTATATAGCTCGTTTACTCGCATTTTGCCCTCCTGTCAGACTGTTACGCGATTCTTACGCGAGAGAGTCTGCGTTGGTAACAGCCTGAGAGGAGTTAACAGCGCGGAGCATATGCTTCCAAGCACCGAAGCCGATACCCATACGGCAGTAACCGTTCCAGAAGAAGTTTCTGGTGTGGGGGTCGATACCGTTGGTGATGTCGAGCTTCACGCGGTTGAAGAACATATTACCGAGAAGGTTCTCGTTAGCTTCAGACGACATAACCATGATTTCGTCGCTGGACGCTTCCCAGTAGTCAAGAACTACGAGAGTCCAGTTGCCGTACTGGGTGTTGATGTCGTTGAAGTCAGAACCAGCGGTTCTCTCAGTACCGATAACAGCCTTCGCCATGGTCTCAAGGTCAGGACGGTTGCAGGGGATGATGAGAGTATCGGCGGTATAGCCCATAATCTCGCCATTCTCGTCCTTGAGGTTGCGGAGCTTGTTTGCGAGAACCGCAAGAGTCTTCTGGAAAGCGGCGGCATCGGTGGAGATAGCACCGTAGAAGTAGTTGGACTGGGTCTTGCCCTTCATCTTCTCGGTGGAATAGGTGTGCCTGTTGTGGAAGAGAGGGAGACCGTCACCAGCGGTGAGGTCAACGGTAGCCTTGTTGAACACAAAGCTGGACTTGGTTGCGTTGATGAGAGCCTGAGCCGCAAGCTTGATACGAGTCTTGTAGTAGGCTCTTACAAACTTCTTGGGCTTGTTCTTCATGTTCGCGCCCATACCGAACTTCGCGTCGTCAGCCATCTTACGAGTGATGGTGAACTCCTTAGCGAACTCGATATGAGAGATGGTCTTGTCGTAGGTCTTCTCTACGGAGTCGTTCTCAGCGCCCTGACCCTCTTCCTTCGCCATGAAGGTGTCGAAGTCAGACTCGCCCATGATGGTCTCGGCGTAGCGGTTGGACTTCTCGACATTGAAAAGAACATCCAGAATGGACTTGTTCTTCTCGCAGAGATTGGACTCGTTTTCGATGAGCGCCTTGATAGGATGCTCAAATTTACCGAACATCGGGTCGTTCTTACCCGACATTACGCTGTAAGAAAAGTTAGGCATTTGTCATTCCTCCTGTGCTTAGATTCTGACGACAATAGTGTCGCCTGCGGCAGATGCACCGTTGAGGTTCTCTACGGTGATAACGCCGCTCGTGGTGGTTGCGGTGACCTGAAGACCGTCCGTGTGGATGGTGACCTTGTCACCTACCTTGAGAGAGGTAGGAGCGGCGGTCACGGGTACTTCGTACACCTGATTCGATTCAACGCGGCAAACAGCTACCTTGCGGTTTGCATCGCTCGCGCCAACCTGACCGATAGCGATGAACTGAGGCGTAGCGGTTGCGGCGCACTTGGTAAGTTTTCCGTTCGTAAGAACGAGCGCCTCGCCGATAGAGATAGCTTCAGCGGTGGTAGCCTCGTGGAACACAGGCTCAGGCACATTCATACGAGCGTTTTCGATTTTCAAAAGCTTGAACATATTTGATGTTCCTCCTTAATTTGCAGTAGATTTGTACAAGGAGCGAATCTCCTTGTCGGACATATTCGGGAAAAGTTCTCTCCAGCGAGCCATTTCCGATTTCGGCATGACGATTCCATCGTCTTTCGAGCCTTTCGGAACGGTGGTTCGGAGGTGACTCTTCGAGTCGTGGAGCGACTTCTTTTTGACAGCCGTTGCCACTTGGGTTCTGATGCCATCGGGGTTTGCGGCGGCATACGCCTCTTTCGCAGAAAGTCCAGCGTCGCGGAAGCGTCCGAACTTCTTTTTGATGTCGTCGGGAAGCTCTCTGATGTGCTTGTACTGCTGAGTTTCAGGGTATGCCGCATGAAGCTCAGCGAGGTCTGCTGTTGCAATCTTCTCGAACTCCTGCTGTTGCAAGAGAGCGCGAGCCTGCGCGTCCCTGTCGGCGCTTGCTTTCCTCTGGAGATACTCCTGCGGAGTAACGCCGTCAGCTTCTGCCGCAAGCGATACAAGCCCTTCCATGACATCGTCACTCTTAACGCCAAGCTTGGAAAGCGTCTCCTTGCCTTGAGCCTTGAACTTACCCAGTTCAGCCTCAAGCTGTGCAATTCGAGCGTCCTTTTCATCCTGAGCGTTGTCAGGCTCTGCTACTTCCTCTTCCTCGTCCGAGTCCTCGCTCTCGTCAGAGTCGTCGGTTTCGCCCTCTTCTTCGGCGGCATCCTCATCGTCTTCCTCTCCCTCTTCGTCGTCGACTACATCGGGGATGATGATATTGCCGTCTTCGTCATACTCAAACTCGTCGTCTTCGTCGCCATCGTCTGTGGCATCGTCTTCGACATCTGCGGTGTCCTCTTCCAGTTCGGTGTCGAGTTCGTCGTCGAGCATGGTTTCGTTGTTATCCATATCGTTTTTCCTCCTGTTCGATTATTGATGTGAATTACTTAGATTTCTTCGTGCCGTTTCTGAGGTCATTACCCTTAACGACAGTTGCCTTGGGCTGGTCTTTCGGCTTAGGCGACTTGATAACGCCGCCCTGATTCGTAGCAAACTTGTTACCCTTAGACATGACAGTTACCTCCTTTTCGGTATTTTGAGAAAAAGAGCCACAGATACCAAGATTTCCTCGGTAAATGTGGCTCTATCTCAATGGACTTTGGCGCTGTGTTATTCAGTTTTCACTTCCCAGAGCTGACCGCAACGCTTGCACCTGAAGGTCAGACCTTCAAGCTTTGAGCCTTTCTTGATGCCGACTCTGGGGACTTTCTCGTGACAATGAGGACAAACGAGTTTAGTGACTTCTGATTCCTTTGCAGGGGTTATCGTGAACATATTGCATCCCTCCCTGACAGATATAATACCATAAACTAAACTGCTTTTAGTCGCAATTTATCCGAGGGAGAAGACGCTTTTTGTCACCACGCGCCCGTTCTTGACCTCAAAACCGCACATCTCAGCGAGTTCGGTCTTCTCGGTCTGGGTTGCACCCTTGAGGTTGAGAATGTACCTCAGAAGGCGTTTTTTTGCGTTTACGGCGGTCATTCTCGGCAGGTCGTTGTCCTGCAGAGCGTAACCAGACGCGCAGATGAGCAGGAGCTTCTGGTCTACGGAGATATTCATGCCTTTAATCGAAGCTACGACCTTCTTGCGCTTACTGCCGCTGATGGTGTTGCCCTCGTAGTCCTTGTCACTCGTGATTCCACGCACCGTGAAGTAGTAGCTGTACAGCACCTCGTAGTCGACTCCAGCCTTGTTGAGTATCTGGCACTTCGCGTAGACATCGTCGTTATACTCGGAGAGGGCGCGCTCAGCTCCGTACATGAGCCTCGTAGCTTCGGTGAAGCGGAGGTTCTCGTCTTCCATGCCAGCCGTGGCTTCGATAGCCTTGGTGTAAAGCTCGAGGTCCTGAAGCGCGGTCTTATAAGCCTCGTTGATGAGAAGCTGGACGACGCGCGTCTGCTGGAGCTTTTCGGCATTGGAGAGGTCGGGGTTGTTTTGAATCTCGCTCTTCTGCTTGTACATATCGCTGATAGCGCTCTTGACCTTGTTCAGATAGCGAACCTGATACGCGGCGGTGTCGTCGCCTGCAGTCTTCGCGTACTGTGCTTGGTCATACATCTCGTAGAAGTCCGTGGAAAGACGGTTCGATGTAGCAGGGTCGAGGGTGAAGTTTCCGCTCAGGAAGCCCTTTTCCGCTTTCGCAGTCGTGGCAGGAAGGATAAAGTCTCCGATAACGCCAGAATACTGGTCGAGCAGGTAGTGAATCTTCTTCGGGGAGTAGTTGATGAGCTGACCGATGGCGATAGCGATGGAGCTGGTGTTCTCGTCGTACCTGTCCTTCGGCGCGGTGTTCTCGAACTGTCTGCCCTCGATAGCCGAGCCGTACCATGTGATGTTGTTGGCGACATCAGAGAACGGGGAGAAAATCGTCCGAGACATACTGTCGACGGGGGTTACCTGTTGCATGATGTTCTTGACATAGCCTGCCCAGTCCGCATCCTCGCCTTCAATGACGGTCTTGCTTCTGTTGACCAGACCTCCGATAACGCTCGCAACGCGCCCTCTTGGAATCTTGACGAAGGTGTCGCCGACTTTGAAGAGGAAGTTGTTTTCCTTGTCGGCATCGCGGAGGTTCTTGTAGTCCTCGTCGTCCTCATACATGAGCATATTGAGAACCATAGGAGCTACGCCGACCAGCGCCGCCTTCAGCGCCAGAGAAGCAAATTCTCGTGCGCTTCTGATAGAGGTGATGTTGCGTATCATCTTGCTACAGCCCTGAATCGAGGGGTTCAGG